ATCTGCATCTAATGCTTGTACTGTTACGCCTTTTATTTCCTTATAAGTTGCCATAATTTTTAACTCGATGTTATTGTAAGATTACCTAAATCTGCTGTCCACTCTTCTGTTTTATTTGCATTAGTTTCAGTTGGACTTTCATTAGGTGCATATCCACCAAACACTAATCCACTAGATGAAGTTCCAGTTGCATTTGCATCTGCTCTTGAGTTAGCCATTTCAGCAACTTCACTCCAAGAATTACCATTCCAAAATTGAGCAGATCTCATATTAGCATTGGTATCTGTTCCTGGTGGTAAACCACCTACCGCTAAAGCTAAAGTTGAAGTTCCAAAAGCTCCATTAGAATAAGTGTTTACAGCTAAAGCACCGTTTGTTGTCCAAGAAGTTCCATCCCAGGTTTCTGTTTGGGTTGGTGCTGGTGTATCTCCTCCTACTGCTAGAGCCGCAGTAGTTGTTCCACATCCTGCTAAAAGTTGTCTGCCTTCATTTAAATCACTAACTTCACTCCAACTAGATCCATCATATTCTTCAGTATTCGCATAGTTAGGTGGATGTCCTCCAAATGCTAAAGCAGCCGTAGAAGATGCTCCACATCCTGCAAGTGCATGTCTTCCAGTGTTTAAGTCTCCACCTGCTGTCCAATTCGTTCCATCATATTCAAAAGTTTCTGCTATTGTAGAAGATCCTCCAAAAGATAAACCAGATGTTAAAATTCCTGCACCAGCATTACTGCCTACCGCAGTTGGTAAATTGGTAACTTCAGTCCAAGAGCTGCCATCATATTCCTCTACATTAGAGGTTGTTGGTGGGGTACTACCTGCAGCTACTGATGCTGTCTGTGTTCCAAAACCTGCACAATATCTTCGTGGTGTACTCATATCACCACCAGATGCAAAAGTTCCACTTGGTACATCTAATTCCGTAATTTTAAAAGCGTTTGATGTTGAATTAAAATATAATTGTCCTTCGACTGTTTTTTGAAATGTTTCTGAAGGTGTTGTTGTCCATTCTTCTGTTGAAGCTACATACGCTGTGCCAGTATATCCAGCCGCAACTAATGCAGAACTAATACCTGTAACACTACTTCCTCCTATTGCTTGTCTACCTGTAGCCATATCTGCAACTTCAGTCCAACTTGTACCATCCCAAGATTCTGTTAAAGCATGAAAGGTATCCGGTGGGCTAGAAAAACCTCCAAAAATTAAACCTAACGTATTATCAGAACCAGAACCTGCTAATTCAATTCTAGCTGTATTTACCTCACCTACTTCAGTCCATGAGCTTCCATTCCAAGATTCTGCATTAGTAGTACCTGCTTGATCGCCTCCTGATGTACCTCCTGTTCCAAGTATTGCAGAGGTATTTGTTCCAAATGCTGCAGCATTTATTCTGTCAGTATTAAGCTCTGTAACTTCACTCCATGCCGATCCATTATAAGATTCTACTTCACTTTGTAATGATGGTGGTGGGTCAGTTCTTCCACCCATAAGTAAAGCAGCAGTTGAAACTACTCCTGCAGCTGCACCTCTTGCTCTTCCTGTGTTTAACTCATGTGTTTCAGACCAACTTGAACCATTCCATAATTCTGAAAGATCATAGTCATTACCACCGCTAGGATGTGCCCCACCAAAAATAAGGACAGCTTCAGCATTAGCTCCTGATCCACCAGACCAACCTCTAGCTTGATTCATTTCGGCTATTTCTGACCAAGAAGAACCATCATATTCTTCACAGTTATCAGGATAACCAGTTGAAGGGTTTGTTCCTCCTGCTTGTACATTAGAAGTTCTAGATCCTCCGCCAAGCATAGCACTTCTAGCTTGATTCATATCTCCACCAGAAGACCATGATCCCGTAGCTACTTGTGATGCAGCAGGATCCGTTGACAGTGTTTGAACTGTAAAACCTTTTTCTTTTGCGTAAGTCGCCATAGGTTAAG